GAATTGAACATTTAAAAGAAGAAAATTTAAAAATGGAAAAGAGAATGATTCGAGTAGAAAATGCTTTATTACATATATACGAAGATAAATATTATGATATAATTCCTTTGAAATATTTTAAAAATTATACTATTGAAGAAATAGCTGACGAATTAAATGTAGACAGAAGAACAATAGGAAGAAACAGAACAAGACTAATAAAGGAACTGCAATATAACTTGTTTCCAGAAATATTATTAGATTAAAAGAAATTTATAAGGACTTGACAAAATGTCCCATTAGTGTCCCATTAGTGTCCTTGACATGTCCTATTTATATGTTATAATATGTTAGATTGGAAATTTAAGAATTTGAGATAGCTTTGTCGAGGTGGGTTTTGCAAACCATACACCTGACTATCTAAGACAGTTTAAAGACTGTCTTTTTTTATTTGAAAGGAAATGACATGCTAAAGACTGTATGCATAAAATGTAATAGGAAATTAAAGCAGGGCGAAAGATGTAGCTGCAATAGTAACAGGCATAGGGAATATGACAGGTTTAGCAGAGATGAAAAGTCTAAGCAGTTCTATCATTCAAAGGAATGGGGGAAGCTAACGGCATTATGCAAAAGCAAATGCAATGGATTAGATCTTTATGAATTCTACGAGAACAACAAGATAATCAAAGGAGAACTGAGTCACCACATTGTCCCAGTTGAAGATGATGCTGGGAAGAAGTTTGACATTGACAATCTTATCTATGTTAGTCATAAGACGCATAACTTTATTCATAGTGTCTATGCCCGTTCAAAAGAAGAAAAGAAAGCTCTGCAAACAAAATTATTTAATTATTTATTAAAAATTAAAAAAAATTAATGAGGGGTGGCAAAAAAAGTTTTTCGATTTTTGCCCAAGACCGCATCCCCCCAATTCTCGGGAGAAAATGCCAAAAATGAAAAATCATTCAATTAGGAGGTGGGAAAAATGGCAGGAAGACCTAGAAAAGTTGTGAGTATAAGTACAGGAAAAATAGGAAAAGAGAAGATAAAAGCTAGACTGGAACAGGAGAAAAAAATAAAAGTAGGTCGTGAACAGCTTGCGGAGCCTCCTGAATGGTTGAGTAAGAATGGGAAAAAAGAATTCAATAGAGTTGTTGAAGAAGCAGGGCATGTTGAATTACTTGACAATTTAGATTTAGGAATATTGGCCATGTATTGTAATGCTTATGATTGCTATGTAGATATAACTGCTAAAATTCAAAAAAGTGGATATTTAGCTATTAAAAAGACTGCTAATGATAAATTTCAAGTAGTGCATCCTTTACTTTCCGCACAGGAAAAATATGTGAAACAAATAATGCAATGCTCTACTAAGCTTGGGCTTGCAACAACTGATAGATTAAAACTGATAGTGCCGAAAAAAGAAGAAAGTAGCACTAATAAATATTTGAAATATTTATAGGATGCCAAAAATGGATAGAACAACGGAATATGCAAAACTAGTTGTAAATAAGAAAAAAATAGCAGGAAGAAAAGAATATTTAGCATGTGAAAGGCATTTGCAAGATTTAAAAAGAAAGAATTTTGATTATAAATTTAATAAGGAATTTGCTGAAAAAGCAATAAATATAATCAATGAATTAGTAATTGGAGAAGGTGAAGAACAGCAAAAACTCAGTACAAGAGGATTTCAAAACTTTATAATAGGGTCTTTATTCGGATGGGTTAAAAAGAAAACAAAGGAACGAAGATTCAGAGAAGCTTACATTCAAGTTGGAAGACAAAATGGGAAATCTATTTTATCGGGAGCAATGGCAAATCAATTTGCAACATTTTCAGGGTATAAATTAGGACGGATATTTTGTGCAGCCACGAAACAGGAACAGGCAAATATAGTTTGGGATGAAATAGCAAAGTTTATTCGGAGTGACAATGATTTACAGGAAATGTATAAAATAACAGAGCATGAAAGAACTATAAAATCATTTGTTACAGGTAATGTTATTAAGTCGCTTGGAAGAGATACGAAGAGTGCTGATGGATTTAGAAGTATTTTGGCCATATGTGACGAACTACATGCACATCCGAATAATCAGATGTATAAGTTAATGCTTGACGGTCAAATTAACGTTGACGGAGCTTTGACATTAGCGATAACAACTGCAGGATTTAATCTGAATGGATTCTGTTTTGAACAATATAAGTTTTGCGAAAAAGTATTGGAGAAAGTGATTGATAAAGAATCACTTTTTATTTTTATCTGTGAAATGGATAAAGATGATGATATCTGGGATTATAACAATTGGGCAAAGAGCAATCCGTACTTGCTTTTTAATTCGGACAATACAATCAATAAAGATATGGTTGCAAGACTTGCCGAAAAAGCAGTTGAAGCAAAAGAAAAAGGTGGAGCAGATCTTTTGAATTTTATGACAAAACATCTTAATTATTGGGTGACGAATGGAGTAGGTGGTTTTGTTGATTTACAGAAATTCAAAGAGTGTGAAAGTGATTTAAGTATAGAAGATATGAAAGGCAAGGAATGCTATCTTGGAATAGATTTATCAAGCGGTGGAGATTTGACAAGTATATCCCTTGTATTCCCTCTGGAACATGAGAAAATATATATTTACTCACATTCCTTTATGCCTGAATTAAGGCTTGCAGAACACGAAAAAACAGATGATGTCCCTTATAGAATGTGGGTAAATAAAGGATTATTAACACTCACGAGTGGAGCATTTGGAGTAAAAACGGATTATAAATTTATAATAAATCATTTGAAAGAATTGATTGAAAAATATGAAATTAGGATTTTAGAAGTTGGATATGATAGTCATAATGCGAGTGTGTTTTTGCAAGATTTAGACTTTTTAGCATGTGACTTGACGGAAATAAAGCAATCTGCAAAATCATTGAACGATGCAACAAAAGATTTTCAACTGTCAGTAAAAGCAAATCAGCTTTTATATGATAAAGAAAATGACTTACTAAAATGGAGCATTGCCAATGCAACTACAACAAGCAACAGTTTTGGAGAAATCAAAATAGATAAGCAGGCACAAAAATATAGAATAGATCCAGTTGATGCTGTTATAGATGCTTGGAAAATAATGCTAGTTAATAAAAATGAATACAGTGCCGATTCTGAATTTGATGATTGGTTTGAAATGATAAAAGGAAAGTAGGTGAAATGGTTGAAAATATTCGATAAATGGATAGTAAAAAAAGCAATAAATATATTGAATCAGGGAGAAGATAACGAACGTGAGAAAGAAACGTCTGGAGAAATATATGAATTTTTAAAAGGTGGTAATATATCTGCAGGAAAAGATTTAAGTGAAATAACATATTTTACATGTTTAAAAGTTTTAAGTGAAAGTATAGGGAAATTATCAATTAATTTGAAAGATAGTGATAATAACAGAATATATGCTCATGACAGTTTGCAGATGTTAAAAGTCAGGCCAAATAAATTCATGACACCTACAACTTTTAAAGCTCTGATAGAATATCACAGAAATCATTCAGGAAATGCTTATGCGTATTTACAATATGAAAAAAATGGAAAGCTGGAAGGAATATATCCACTTGAAAGTAGAAATATGCAGATATTAATAGATAATGCTGATATTTTTCAAAGAGGAAACAAAATGTATTATAGGTATCTAGCACCAAAGACAGGAAAAACATATATATTTGAGGATAAAGAAATACTGCATTTTAAAGGTGGACTTAGTGAAGACGGACTTGTAGGAAAATCGGTTAGAGAAACTTTAGCAAGCACCTTGAAAGGAGTAAAGGTAAGTCAACAGTATTTAAATAATCTATATGAAAAGGGCCTTACTGCAAAAGCTATTCTGAAATACACTGGTGATTTTGACAGTAAAAAGAAAGCAATGCTTGTAAATGAATTAGCAAACTTTGCAACTGGAAATGATAGCCGAGGAATAATTCCAATACCGCTTGGAATGGATTTAGTTCCGCTTGATCTAAAATTGACAGATTCACAATTCTATGAATTGAAAAAGTTTACAAGCCTACAAATTGCAGCAGCTTTTGGAGTTAAGCCAAATCATTTAAATAATTACGATAAGTCAAGCTATGCTAACAGTGAAATGCAGAACTTGACTTTTTATATTGACACACTCCTATTTATTCTGAATCAGTATGAGGAGGAATTTAATTATAAGATGCTTTCAGAGGAAGAAAGAAAAAAAGGATTAAGATTTGAATTTAATGTAGCTAGTATTTTGAGAGGAGACTTGAAAACACAAGCTGAGAGCATAACAAAATATGTTACAGGGTCTATTTATACTATCAATGAAGCAAGAGCTTATGCTGGACTTCCTAAAGTGGAAGATGGTGAAAAGATTCTTGTAAACGGAAGCTATGTTGAATTGAAAAATGTAGGTAATGCCTATTTGAAGGGAGGTGAAAATAATGAATGAGTTTTTAAAATTTAAAAATTCTACAGAAACTTCAGTTGACATGTATATCACAGGAGATATCCTTGATGACAGTTGGAAAGGCTGGTCATGGGGTGAGGATGAAAATACTTATCCTTCAAATGTGCGAGAGTTACTGAAAGAATGTAAGGGTAAAAATTTGAATGTATATATAAATAGCGGTGGTGGTGATGTTTTTGCAAGTGTTGCAATTTCAAACATGTTAGCGAGGCATGATGGAAAAACAAAGGCAATAGTGGATGGTTTAGCAGCTAGCGGAGCGAGTATAATTGCTTTTGGGTGTGATGAAGTAGAAATTCCTGAAAATGCTTTTTTAATGATTCACAAACCAAGCACTGTGGCAAGTGGTGATGCTAATGATTTTAGAAGTATTGCAGAAACTCTTGACACAATACAGGAGGGAATTACAAATACTTACTTAAAGAAAACTCTTAAAGGTGTGGAAAAAGAAAAAATAACTGAAATGATAGATGCTGAGACATGGCTGACAGGAAAAGAAGCAAGTGATTATTTTGCTGTAACTGTAGGGAAAAAACAGGAAATACTAAACTGTGCTGGAGAATATCCTAAAAATTTTAAGAAATTACCGGAAAATTTTAAAACAGCAACTAAACCGATTTTAGATAACAGTAAAAAAATAAAGGAAATAGAAATAGCATTAAATTTATAAAGAGAGGATGATGTAAATGAAAAAATCAATAGAAATGAAAAGAAAACTTGAAGAATTGAAGAACACGATAAAAGGGTTGCAGGATCAAGGAAAAATAGATGAAGCACATGCAAAATTAAGTGAATTAACAGAGCTTAAAAATGCAATTGCAGTACAGGAAGCATTGGAAGAAGATGAAGTGCAAAATTTCAATGGAAATCAAATACAGGTAAGGGAAGATAAAATGAACGTCAATAGAATTTTTAATAAAATGTTGTTAGGAAAAAGCGTTACAGAAGAAGAAAGAGAGTTTTTAAATGCAGCAGGAACACCTGGACAGGTAGAAGCAACTGACGGAAAAGGTGGATATTTAGTTCCAGTTGAACAATTTAATGAAATAAAAGAACTAAGAAGGGAACTTATTTCGTTAAAAGGCTTATGTAATGTAGTACCAGTATCTTCATTAACTGGAACATTGCCAATTGAAAAAGGAAACAAAGGGGAACTTATATCATTTGAAGAATTGAATGAAATAAATAAAACTGATGTAGACTTTGGGCAAGTAAAATATAGAACAGAAGATTATGGAGACATTATTCCAATATCAAATAGCCTATTGGCAGATGAAAATGTTAATCTGTCAGCATATATAGGTAGAAGATTTGTTAAGAAAGCAGTAAATACAGAAAATAAGAAAATAATTGCATTACTTAAAGGATTAACTCCTAAGCCTGCAGCAAATATTAAAGTAGTAAATACAGCTTTAAATGTGGATTTAGACCCAGCAATCTCACAAAATGCAATAATAATAACAAATCAAACTGGATTTAATTTTTTAGACAATTTAGATGACAAGCAAGGTAGACCATTATTAGAAATTAACTTACAAAATACTACTCAAAAGACATATAAGGGAAGACCTATTATTGTTCTTTCGGATGCTGTGTTACCAATGAATACAACAAAAGCACCAGTTTTTGTAGGTGATTTAACAGAATTTGTATCGTTCTTTGACAGAGAAGGACTTGAATTAGCGGTATCCTCTGAAGCAGGATTTACTAAAAATGCAACTTATATGAGAGCAATAGAAAGATTTGATGTTAAAAAAGTAGATGAAGCTGCAATGGTTTATTTAGAATTAGCAACTTCTTAGGAGGTACTAATTCATGGATAAGGAAAAGGTAAAACAATATCTTAGACTTGATTATGATGATTCTCTGATAGATAATTTTATATTAATATCAGAGAGTTATCTAAAAGATGCTATTGATAATTTTGATAAGAAAATAGAAAATGAACAGTTCAAAGCAAAAGCTGAAATGGTTCAATTAGTTCTTATTCAGGAATTATATGACAATAGAAATCAAGCTAAAAAAGACTCAACAGATTTTTCTTATGTAATTCGGTCAATGATTTCTCAGTTGCAGTATTGGAGTGAATAAAATGAGGGATAGAAGCACAAAGTTAAGGCATGAAGTATCAGTCTACAAAATGATAGAAATGGAAAATGAACTTGCAGAAAAGGATAGAATGGAAGAGTTTGTGAAAAATGCTTACTGTGAAATAGTATCTCAGGGAAATAAAGAAACAAAAACTCCTGCGGGAACAGAATATAACGAACAGACATATAGATTAACTTTCAGAAAACAGTCCATTTCAGAAATAAAAAAAGACTGGTATTTTATGCATAGAAACAATAAATATAAAGTTATTTACTGGAATGAAGACTTTACTAATAGAGAATTTATTGAAGTGTTTTGTAGAAGGATTGATGAATAATGTCGGTTAAAATAGAAGGATTGAATGAATTTACAAAGGAAATGCTTGATATATGCTCTAAAGAATATCCAAAACAAGTTAAAAGAATGTTACAGAAGAGTGGAAATAAACTAAGAAGAAAAGTAGTAGGGAAAGCAAAAGGAATGGTAAAAACCAAAACAGGAAACTATATAAAAGGATTTAAGCGTGGAAGGGTTTACAAATATGGTGGTGATGAAGACGCTGTAAGAGTTTATAATTCAGCACCTCACGCACATCTAATAGAATATGGCCACAGGATGGTTACAAAATCTGGAAAAGAAGTTGGGTTTGTCAAAGGATATCATGTTTTGGATGGAATAAAAGAGAAATTTAGTGAAGAATTCTCAAAAGATATTGATGAAATGCTGGATAATTTGAAGGTGGAATGATGATAAGTCTTAAAGAAGTTATGTTAGCTATTAACAGGAAAATAAATGAAAGTCTGCAAATGAATGTAGACAGTAAGAATTTAGAAGAGGAATTTGAAAGGCCTTCGGTCAGAACTTCAATAGACAATTTAAAAACATCAGCCTTCATGCAAAGTATGAAGGAACGTAATTTTATAGTCAGAATATATTATTTCTCAAAAAACAGAGAGAAAAATAAAATTGAATTACTTGAAATTCAGGAAAAACTGGAAGAGGCTTTTTTTAGTCATTTAAAGATTAAGGGGGCCTTTTTTATTTATATTGATGAAATAGTTTTTAATGTCAGTGATGGAATTTTAATTGGTGAATTTGAAGTAATGACACTAGAAGACATTATAAATGACATTAATATTGAAGCAATTGAAGAACTTGAAATTAAAACTGAAGTTGTTATTGATAATTTTGTAAAAATAGAGAAAAAAGAACAAAAAGAAGAACTAGGCGAAGGATTTCAGATGAAATATAAATTTAATTAGAAAGAGGTGTATTTATGGGATTGCCAAGTATTTTGATATTATTTACGCAAAAGGCAGTAACTGCAGTTAAGCGTAGTCAACAAGGTATAGTTGGAATAATAATAAGGGATGATACAAATGCAAACATTACGACAAAGGTTTATAAAAGCTATACAGAAATACAGGAATCAGATTGGACTCCTGAAAATTATAGATTTTTAAAGGATTGTTTTGAGTTTACTCCTGCAAAGGTAAAAATATTTAGAATAGGAACAGGAGTAAAAGGAAAAATGGCTGATGCTTTAAAATTAGTGGCAAAGGAAAGAGTAAACTGGCTGGGAACTCCGTCGGCTTTGCAAGCAGATCATGATGACATAGTTACATGGATAAAAGAACAGGAAAGACTAGGAAAAACTTATAAAGCAGTAGTGTATAAAGGAACAAATACAAATAATAGGCATGTAGTGAATTTTATGAATGAAAAAGTTAAATTCAAAGATACTGCAAGAGGTGAAAAAAATGGGAATGAGTATGTACCTACTTTGCTTGGTCTTCTGGCCGGATTACCAATGACAAGATCTGCTACTAATTTTTTATGTGGAAATTTAGAAGATGTATCTATTTTTGATAATATTGACACAGTTATTGACAATGGTGGATTTTGTCTTATAAAAGATGAAGATGATGTGAAAGTGGCTAGAGCATGTACTTCATTAAAAGACATAACTCAGGATATTACAGAAGATATGAAAGATATTATTATAATTGAGTCTATGGACTTGATTACGGATGATATTAGGGAAACATTTAAAACGTGGATTGGTAAATATAAGAATAAATATGACAATCAAGTATTATTCTTTTCGGCTGTAAATTCGTACTTTAGGCAATTAACAAGAGAGGATATTTTAGATCCTGAGTATAATAACAGAGCTGAAGTAGACATTGAATCTCAAAAACTAGCATGGCTAGGAGTTGGGAAAATTGAAGTTAATGAAATGACAGATGAAGAAATTAAGAAACTGACATTTAAGAAGAAAGTGTTTATGCTTGGGAATATCAAAATATTAAATGCAGTAGAAGATTTTGAATTTAGAGTTCATATGTTTTAACGGAAGGAGTAGGATATTATGGCAAATAAAATGGAAACTAACAGGGTTATCAGAGGAAATTTTGGTAAAGTCTGGGTCAACGATGACGAATGGATGAATGTAAAATCATTTGAAGCTAAAGTTTCAGCTGAATACGAGGATGTAAATATTCCAGGAAAATTTGGAACTGAAAAAAGATATATAGGTTTTTCGGGTGAAGGAACAATAGTGACAACAAAAATAGATAGTAGGGTAAGTAAGCTGGTTGCAAAAGGCTTTAGAACTGGGAATCTTCCGTCAATTAAAATTGTTGCAACTTTAGCTGATCCGACTGCATACGGAGCAGAAAGAGTAGAAATACTTGATGTTACATTAAATGAACTAATGGTAATGCAGTTTGAAAATAAAAAAATAATTGAAGAAGAAGTTCCTTTTAACTTTGCAGATTATAACTATATAGATTCAATTGATTAGGAAGGAGAAAAAGAATGAAACAACTGGGATTAAGTGATTTTTTAGAATTGAAGGCAAGAAGGGAAAATGGAGAGCAGATTAAGGAATATAAGTCGGAATTTTTAGGCGGAAGTATAATGGTAAAAAAAATAAGTCCGTACAAGGTTACGGAAATTTTAGATAAAATTGAAATGGAAGCAAATACAGCAACAAATGGACTTAAAGGAAATATTGAATTAATTTACAGACATTGCCCTGATTTTGCCAAAAAAGAGCTACAGGAAGCTTTTAATTGTGTTGAGCCTTATGATATAGTCTTAAAAGTTTTTGATAACAATATAGGGCAAATAGGAAGTTTTGCAACGTATATTTTATCTTTATATGGACTAGGAAAATATGAGGATAAAAAAGAAGAAAATGAAATTGGAGATGGTATAAAAAACTCATAGAGAATGATGGAGATACATTTTTGATTTCTTATTATCTTCAAAAGGGGTTTTCTTTGGATTACTTATTAAATTTGAGTACTCTGGAGAAAATCTTTTTTTATGAGAGCATGGAATTTCATATTAAGCTTGAATCTCAAAAACTTCAGAAAATGATGGGAGGTGCATAAGATGTCAAGAAGTATTAATGTCATTCTGAATTTAAAGGATCAATTCACAGGACCGCTTAAAAAAGCTACAGCAAGTGCAAAAGCTAGTGAAAGAAGCTTTAAAATGGGAATGAATAAAATAAAGAAAACTGGAGCGGGGATTGCAAAAACTGCAATTAAAGGAATTGCTGTTGGAACTGCGGCATTAACTGCAGCAACAGGAGTTTTTTTGAAACAGTCAGCAGATGCCTATAATGAAGCTCAGCTACAGACAACAAAAATGGAAACAGTGCTTAAAAACACGAAGGGAATGACTAAAGGACAAATAAATGACTTAAAAGATTATACTTCAGTGTTACAATCTAAAGGAGTTGTTGAAGATGACGTTTTAAAAGCGGGGATAACTAGTGCTGGTGTTTTTGGATTACAAGCTGACTCAATAAAAAAATTGCTTCCTGGAATGGCGGATCTTGCAGTTAAAGAAAAAGGGCTTAATGTGACAAGTGAAGATATGGCTAACTATGGGAAATTATTAGGAAAAGCTATGAGTGGCCAAACAGGGGCATTAAAAAAAGCTGGAATTGTTTTGGATAAACATCAGGAACAAATCATGAAATCTGGAACAGAAACTCAAAAAGCCGCTTTACTTGCTGATTTATTAAAACAAAAGGTCGGTGGAGTTAATGAAGCAATGGCACAGACTGATCAGGGAAAAATTCAGCAATTAAAGAATGATTTTGGAGATTTACAGGAAGAAGTAGGAGCTGCAGTCATGTCAGTTTTAGGGGAATTTGCTGGTTGGTTTAATTCTCAAATGCCGAAAATAAGAGAAAAAGTACTTCAGTTAGTCACATCTTTTAAAAAATTTGTTACTGAAAATAAACCACAGATTTTGCAAATAAAAGATGCTTTAATTGGATTAGGAGTAAAAATAATTGAAGTTGCAGGATTTTTTGTGACAAATTTTGATAAATTTGCTCCTATTCTTACGACAATTGGAATAGCATTTCTTACTTACAAAGGAATAATGATAGGAACTCAGGCGGTAACGTTTGCACTAACTGCAGCAGAAGTAGCAAAAAATGCAGTTTTAGCAGGTGGAGCAATAGCTGTTAATGCAGTCACAGTTGCACAATGGGCATGGAATGCGGCAATGTATGCAAATCCAATTGGAATAGTAATTTTGGCAGTTACGGCATTAATAGCAGTTGGAATAGCTTTATATAAAAACTGGGATACAATAAAAGCTGGAGCAATCTCGCTATGGAATCAGTTTATGAATTTCTTAAAGCCCGCAATAGATGTAGTTAAAAATGCTTTTAATAGTCTTATGGGTGGAATAAATGCAGTTATAGGTGGATTCAACAGGGTAAAAGATTCAATAGGTGGAGCAATCCAAAAACTGATGAACTGGAATAACACGAAAGCAGAAAATAAAAGTGTAAATGTGCAAGCGAATAATGTTTCAGCTCGGGCTGTTCCTGGAAGAAAAGCTCTTGGAACATCTTATTTTAAAGGTGGAATTACACAAATAAATGAAAATAAGAGAAACGAAGTGGCAGTATTGCCTAGCGGAACAGAAATTTTGAGTCATGAACAGAGTAAAAAGCAATCTGAAAAGCCAAGCGTTTCGGTAAATGTTACAATTGAAGGAAATGTTATTGGCAATGAGGAATATGCTGACTATGTAGGGAATGAAATTGTAGCAAAGGTAATGGGAGCTTATAAGAATATGTAGGAGGGAGTAAAATATGAAAGTTATGTTTAAAAAAGGAAATGAATATGCAATACTCCCTGTAGTTCCGCATATTCATGTGATTAATCAGTCTTTATCTGATGAAGAGTTTGAAACAGTAGATAAAGGCTTTTTACTCTTAATTGGGAAAAAAGGATTAAGAAAATTTGAAATAGAAAGCTATTTTCCAAGTAAAGTATATCATTGGATGGAAATGGGAAGTGTTCCAAATCCTAAATTTTATATGAAGTTTTTTGAAAAATATAGGGATGAAAATGAGCCTGTGAGAGTAATTATAATCAGTAAATTTAAAATTGTTTTAAATATGGAATGTAGATATAACTTCCAGCATGGAATTTCGGACAGAGCAGGAGACGTTCCGTATAGTCTTGAAGTTACTGAATATAAAAGGCCACAG